GCAATTCAGCCAGGCGACCTAGAGTTTACCCTGGATCATCTCCGACCGAAGCGTGACGGTGGCGAGGGCTACCTCCACAATCTCGTGATCGCGTGCAGACCTTGTAACTGGTCAAAAGGAGGCAACGATCTCGCTGTTTTCAAGGCTCGAATTGCAACCGAGTATCTCAAGGCGCTGGATGCGCATCTGATGCGCTGCCTGAAGCAATTGGATAAATAGGTCGGCACCACGGGAAACGCCCCCTCACCCTCCCGCTGCTGCGCAACGGGTCCCTCCCTCTCCCTCAATGGGGAGAGGGTTCAATGAAAAGGAAATAAAATGGCATGGTGGTTCGGCCGCAAGAGCGCGGCTGAGCCGGTGCGGGCGTTCGTGCCTGCCTGGCTCGGTGCGTCGGGCGGCGAGGGTTTTGCGCGTTCTTATGAGGCGCAGTTCGACGAGGTCTATCGCAACAATCCGGTCGGGCAGCGCGCGGTTCGGCTGGTCGCGGGGATGCTGGGTTCGCTGACCATAGACGCGACCGAGGGCGATGAGGACGCAGCGAAGCTGGTTACGCCGGAACTGCTCGAGGGGATTGGCGCGGCACTACTTCTCAACGGCAATGCCTATGTGCAGTTGCTCGCTGATGCGGACGAGAAGCCGGCGGAGCTGGTGCTGCTTCGGGCGGAGCGGGTGAGCGTCGAGACGGATTCGAACGGCTGGCCGGTTGCCTACAGATATCGCGCGGGCGGGAAGACCGCCCGGTTCGCGAGGGCGGACGGACTTGGGCGCGCGAAGGTTGCACATGTCCGTTCGCTTCATCCGCGCGACGACCATTATGGAATGGGCTGCCTGGACGCGGCGATCGCGGCGGCGAGCGTGCACAACCGGGCGAGCCGGTGGAACAAGGGGCTGCTCGACAATGCGGCGCGGCCGTCGGGGGCGCTGACCTATGAGCCGGCGGATGGGGCCTCGCTTTCGGCCGAGCAGTTCGCGCGGCTGAAGGCGGAGCTCGAGGCGGAGTTCTCCGGCACGCACAATGCGGGGCGGCCGCTGCTGCTCGAGGGCGGGCTCAAGTGGCAGGCGCTGAGCCTGACGCCCGCCGACATGGATTTCGTGGCTTTGAAAGAAGGCGCGGCGCGAGACATCGCGCTCGCCTTCGGCGTTCCCCCGGTACTGGTCGGGCTGCCGGGGGACGCCACCTATGCCAATGCGCGCGAGGCCGGACGGGCGCTGTACCGGCAGACGATCCTGCCAATGGCGGGGCGGATCCTGGGCGACCTTTCGGCGATGCTGAGCGACTGGATGGGCCCGGTTACCCTTGCGGTCGATACCGATCAGATCAGCGAGCTTGCCGAGGACCGGGCCAAATTGTGGGAGCAGGTCGGGGCGGCGGCGTTCCTGAGCGATGCGGAGAAGAGGGCGATGCTGGGGTTTGCCGCGGAGAAAGCCGAATGACGAACGATGCGTTGCTGGCGACGCTCGTCGCGCAGGCGAACGGCAGGGCACTCGACGTCGTGACGCTGCGGGCGCTGGTCGAGGAATCGAGCCAGGCGGGGGCGCGGCGGGCGCTGGGTGCGCTCGGGCTGGATGATGAAAAAGCGCGGCGGGACATGGACGAGCTTCGGGAGCTTCTGTCGGCGTGGCGCGATGCGAAAAGGACGGCATGGCGCGCGGTGGTGACCTGGCTCATCCGGATTGCGCTTGCGGCCTTGCTGATTGGGATCGCGGTGCGGCTCAGGCTGACGGGACTGGTGAGCGCGTGAGGTTCGCCGGATATGCGGCGGTCTTCGACCGGCCGGACAGCGGCGGTGATATCGTGAGGCGAGGCGCGTTCGCGGATGCGGTCAAGCACGTCGGCGAGGTTCCGCTGCTGCTGCAGCACAAGGGCCAGCCGGTCGGACGCATCGAACATCTGAGCGAGGACAGGCGCGGGTTGAGAGTCATTGCTGAAGTTCTGGATGCGCGAGTGGGCGAGCTGCTGCGGCGCGGGCTGCGCGGACTGAGCTTCGGCTATCGGGTGAGGGAGGCCGCCCCAGCTGCCGGGATGCGCGAGCTGCGGGCGTTGGACCTGGTCGAAGTCAGCCTTGTGGCACGGCCGATGCAGAAGCTGGCGCGGGTTCATGCGGTGGAGGCTTAGCCTCGCTGAGATCCCGGCCTTCGCCAAGATGACGAATGTGAGGGCTGCGGGAATCCGCGGCCCTTTTTGTTTGGGTTTCACACAGGAGAGAAGCGGAATGGTGGAAGTGAAGGCGGATGCGCTTGAGGAGTCGTTCGACGTCCTGGAGCGCGAAGAGGATGGCGTTGCGGCGCTGAAGGCCGAGCTGGACGTCCTCAAGGCGAAGATCGCCAGCGGTGCGATTCAAGGGCGGCCGACGCTCGACGGTGTAAAGTCGCATGAAGCAAACATTTTCACTGAACAATATTTGCGAAATGGAATTGAAGCCGGACTGGAAGTCAAGGCAATCGGAAATTCCTCTGATTCCATCGGGGGTTACGCGGTGCCGAAGGAAATCGACGAGCAGATCGCCAGCACGCTCAAAGCCATTTCGCCGATCCGTTCGATCGCCAATGTCGTCAAGGTCGGGAGCGCGGGCTATCGCAAGCTGATCGCCAGCGGCGGCACGCCTTCGGGCTGGGCAGGCTTCGAGGCCGACCGGCCGGAAACGGGGACTCCGACCTTCACCGAGATCGTCCCCGCGTCGGGCGAACTCTATGCCAATCCGGCAGCGAGCCAGCAGATGCTCGACGATGCGATGTTCGACGTCGAGGCGTGGCTCGCGCAGGAAATCGCGACCGAGTTCGCGCGGGCCGAGGGTGCGGCGTTCGTCAACGGCACGGGACTCAACCAGCCGCTCGGCTTCCTGAGCTCGCCGACGTCGACGGCGCTCGACGCGGTTCGGCCGATGGGAACTCTGCAGACGATCGGAACCGGCGCCGCTGGGGCTTTCCCGGCGAGCGATCCCGAGGACGTGCTGATCGACCTCGTGCAGTCGCTTCGCTCCCCTTACCGGCAGGGCGCGGCGTTCGTGATGAACTCGGCGACGGCTTCCGAAATCCGCAAGTTCCGGACCGCGGATGGCGCTTTCATGTTCCAGCCGAGCCTGGCGGCGGGCCAGCCGGCGACGCTGCTCGGCTATCCGCTGATCGAAGCGGAGGACATGCCGGACATCGCGGCGGGTTCGCTGTCGATCGCGTTCGGCAACTTCAAGGCGGGGTATGTGATTGCCGAACGCAATGCGACGACGATCCTTCGCGACCCCTACACGCACAAACCCTACGTCCACTTCTACGCCACCAAGCGCGTGGGCGGGCAGGTCGTGAACTCGGAAGCGATCAAGCTGCTTCAGTTCGTCTGACTTGCGGGGGCGGTTCGGTACCCCTTTCGGACCGCCCCATTTCTTCCAATCGAATTCAAAGGAGCCGCAATTGGCGGATTCGTTCCAGCCGAGGTTCATCGACCTCGTGCGCAATTATACGAGCACCGAGGGCACCGGGAATTTCGTGCTCGGATCGGAAGTCTTCGGGTACCGAAGCTTCGCGGCCGAAATCCAGCCGGGCGAGAGTTTTTATTATTCGGCGATCGGAGTCGACAAACCCGTGGAGACCGAGGTCGGACGCGGGACAATGCTTGGCGACGGCACCATCGCCCGCGCGCCGATCGGCGGAAGCCCCACGAATTTCAGCAGCGGATCGAAGACGATCGCGCTGGTCGCGGCGGCCGAATGGTTCGAGGCCATGCAAAGCGGCACTTCGGCTTGCGCCGGGTCGAGGAGCGCGCTGGCATCGCTCGCGGATCGGTCGAAGCCCGTGCTGCTTTTCGAGCGGGACCGGGAGGGGCTCTTCATTTACGATCCGTCCGATCTTTCCGCCGAGGTCGCGTCCGATCCCGCCCAAGCCTTGTTCATTGCGCCGGAATCCGATGCAGCGGGGGCGTCGGGCGCCTGGGTTCGCCGCTACTCGGGTGCTGTCGAGATCGGCTGGTTCGGCGCCGCCGGTGATGGAATCACCGACGACAGCGCCGCATTCCAGGCGGCGCTGACGAGAATCGAGAATTCAGGCGGCGGCGAGATCAAGCTATCGGCGCGGACCTACGTCGTGTCAGGTACGCTTTTGAGCTTCGGCAGCAACCTCACCATCGACGCCCGCGGTGCGACGATCCAGTCCGCCGACGAACTGGCGACGCCGATGCTATTCATCGGTGGCGACCGCACGAGAGTCTGTGGCGGAACATGGAAACTGACCGGCGGTTTCGACGGCGTCCGCCCGTTCGACATCGAGGGACGCGACTGCGAGCTCGACGGGGCCTTCCTGGTCAAGGAGCCGGAAGCGGGCGGTTATCACGCTTACATCCGCCCCTCAGCCGACGGATTCACGATGGTGAATTGCCGAACGGAGGGGTCGAACGGATTCCAGCTCGAAGCCAGCAACAGCGCCTTCCTCCGAAATCGCTTCAAGGCAAGGCCGGCAGGCGGGGACGATGCCATCGCAATCAAGGCGGCGGACAAGGTTACCCAGAATATTCGTATCCTCGGCAACAGCTTCGAGAACCACGCCTATTTCTGTTCGATAGGATCGCAAATCGGAGCCTATGCAGCCGACGACCCAACTTATTCCAACGGCGTGTTCAACGTCGTCATTGAAGGGAATACGGGCACCGCCTGCACCGGCATCCTCTACATCAAGCCCGGTGCAATTTCCGGAGCCCCGGGGACCGGCTACGACTATCGCGACGGCACCGTGCGGCAGGTAGTTTGCAGCAATAACGGCCTGAGGGACGAAAGCGGCGCGAAATTCTGCCGGAGCATCGCCCTGACGCCGTCGCGCGGCGGCCGGATCATCGACGTCAAGGGTAGCGGCAACATCGTCGAGGCGAGGACGAACGGGAGCAGTGGGAACCTGATCGGAGCGCTCGACTGCTTCATCATCCGCAATTCGACCGATGGCAGCGCGCCGGCCGTCATCGAGGACGTCGACGTCGAAATCACCTATCGCGATCCGTTCGACGGCGCACCGAACGACGCAACCGCGCCAGGCTATCCAGTGGAGCATTTCGCGAACTTCGAGCTTGCCGACACGAGCTACGGGTCGATGCGCAACATCAGCCTGGACGTGAGCGGAAACGGCTGCACCTTTTCCGGCATCTTCGTCGGGAACAATCTCGACGACTCGGTAACGATCCGGCGAGCAAGGCTGACCAACGCCAATGTGTCGGCGTCGTCGATTTACGGGGGGATCCAGACCAGGAGCCGGATCCTAGTAGGACCCGACGTTACGATACACGTCGCCGGCGGCTATCCCTACACGCTCGTCGCGGGAACCAGCGCCGACGTGCGTTGCCCGGAGCTTGAACGCGAAAGCCTGATGCCGACCGTTCAGGCGGGCAACAGCGATACGCAGTTCCCGCATTCGGCGCCGCGCCGGTGCCAGCTCATCGAGATGCTGGAAATGGTCACCGCCGACATTCCCGCAAGCGATTCGATCTACACCAACATCCAGTTCCGAAACAAAGGCGGAAGCGGAGCGATCTTCCACGGCGTCTACACAAAGCTGACCCCGACGGGCGACCCAAGCGTCCTGACTACCGGCTTTACGACAGGCCTGTGGGCGTCGGTCTTCAGGGTCAAGGACATCACCAACGCGACAAAGATGGCGGAGACGCTGTTCGGAGAGGGTGCCGTCCTCCTCCACCAGAAATATGCCCCGAACGAGGCCGGCGGCGGGCGAACGCTGACAAATCCGCGACTGAAGGTCCGGTGGGCGCCTTACTGATGGACGCGGACGGGCAAAGCGGGCGCCAGGGAGCGCCGATCAGCGGGAGGACATTCGCGTGGTGATCGCGGGCCAGCCGATCGCTGCGCTGCCGATGAGCGCGCAGGCACCTGGCAACGTCAAGGGTGCGCCGCCGGCGCGCAGAATGATCCCCAAGCCCGACGCGACGCTCAAGCCCGAACCACGCTGATCCGGCACGATAGACGAGGACAGACATGACATTGTTGCTCAAGGACCCCGAGGCGGCGCTCGATTACACTGTCGACTGGGGCGCCGAATATCTGACTGGAGATACCCTCTCCCAAAGCGACTGGCAGGTCACGCCGGTGGAGACCGGAGGGGTGTCGCTGGTCGCCAGCAGCTTCGACGACAAGGTCGCGACCGCTACCGCCGCAGGCGGAGTCGCCGGCCGTCTCTACCAACTCACCAACCATGTTGTGCTTTCGTCAGGGCTGACCGACAGCCGGTCGATCGTCTTGCGCGTGGAGAAGCGCTGATGCCGAACGCCGAACTGGCCGAGCCGATCGTCACACTCGCCGAGGCGCGGGCATTCGCCCGAATCGAAACGGGTGAGGAAGAGGCATTTCTGGCGGGGTTGATCCGGTCCGCGAGCTGCCTTTGCGAAGCCTTCCTCGGCCAGGTCGTGATCGAGCGGGGTTTCACCGAAACGCTGGCCGCCGGCGGAGAGTGGCAACGGCTGAGCATCTATCCGGTTCGATCCATTTCCGGCCTGGTCAATTCAGGCGCATCGCTGCCCGCTTCGGCGTATGCGACCGACATCGACGCGAACGGCTGTGGCTGGATCCGCATCGTCGATCCCGGCGTCGAGGGGATTGTCGAGGTCAGCGGGACGGCTGGCATGGCTGTTACGCAGAACGGCGTTCACGAAGCGATTCGCCACGGGGTCCTGAGGCTGGTCGCCTATCTGTTCACATCGCGTGACGGGGACGGCGGCCAAATTCCCGCTGCAGTGACAGCACTGTGGCGCCCGTTTCGCCGGATGAAACTGGCATGATCGAGTTCGCAGGGGCGCTGTGTCAGCGGATCACTATCGAGCGGCCTGTCGCGACGCGAACGCCGACGGGGGTACGGGAATCGGGCTGGGAGCCCGTCGCAAGTTGCCTCGCGGCCGTCGAGCTGGAAGGCGTCGGAGCGCAGAGCGAAGCGATGGCGCTGAGCGCAATGCCGAAACACCGGGTGACGATCCGCCGGCGCCAGGGCGTCGTGATCGATCAGCGCATTCGCTGGGGACAGCGAACCTTGATGATCCGCCAGCTGCTAGACGACCCGCGCTATCCCGACCGCCTGGTCTTGCGCTGCGAGGAGACCCGCGCATGATGGAAGGATTGGTGGTGCGCGCCAATGCGGTCGCGCGGGCGGCGCAAAGCAGACGATTGGCCGAGATCGCGGCGACACTCCGCGGGCGGGGCGTGAACGTCGAAGTCAGCGCGGATTCGGTCATCCTTCAGGCGCGCGGCCTGCTGCACAAATGGCTGACCGACCCTTTGATCAGGTTCGCGGGTAGAAACCGGCCATGAGCGCGGGTGGGAACCTGCAGGGCGCGCTTGCGGCGACGATTGCAACGGTGCCCGAGCTGACCGGCGTGTTCGACGGTCCGCCGGCGCGCGCGGCCTTTCCTTACGCGGCGATCGACGCGTCGAACGAGAGCGACTGGAGTCACAAAAGCGGTGGCGGGCGCGAGGTACTGGTCGCCGTCACCGTCTGGGACGACCAGCCGGCGCGGCTCCAGGCGCTCGCCGATAGTGTCGAAGAGAAAGTTTTGGCGGTGGGCGTGGCGGGAGCCTGGCAGCTTGTGTCGATCAATCTGATCCGCCGGCGAACCATTCGCGACGTTGCCGGCCCCTGGGCGACGGCCATCGATTTTCGGGCGCGGCTTCTCGCGAGCTGAACGGGCCCACCCCCCTCCCGCAAGCGGGAAGGGTATCATGCAAGGAGAGATATATGGCGGCGGAACGCGGGAGCGCATTCCTGCTCAAGATCGGCGATGGCGCGAGCCCACCGGGGTTCAGCACGGTCGCGGGGCTGAAAACGACGCAGCTGTCGATCAACGGCGATGCAGTTGCAATCACGAACAAGGGAAGCGGCGGCTGGCGCGAGCTTCTTTCGGGGGCCGGCGTGCGCTCCGTTTCGGTGGCTGCCAGCGGCATTTTTACCGGAAGCTCCGCGGAGATGCAGGTGCGCTCGCTCGCGCTGAATGGTGCGCTCGAAGATTATGAGCTTGCCTTCGAGAGCGGCGAGCGGATGCAGGGTGCGTTCCTCGTCACTCGGCTGGACTATGCAGGCGATTTCAATGGCGAGCGGAACTACACGCTCGCGCTCGAAAGCTCGGGCGCGGTCGTGTCGTTGTGAGCCGCCCCAATCCGCATCGAGGCGAGGCCAGTCTCCAGGTCGGCGGCGAAACGCTGCTGCTGAGGCCCAGCTTTTCCGCTCTTGTCGGCGCCGAGGAGGAGCTCGGGCCGTTGTTCGGACTGGTCGAGCGGGCGAGCGAGGGGAAGCTCGCATTATTCCAGATTGCCGTGCTGTTCGACCACCTGTCGGCCGGCAGGCCGGCGGCGATCACCAGGGAGCGCATCGGCGAAGCCGTGGTCGAGAAGGGGCTGGCGGGGATTAGTCCGACGCTGCGGCTGGTCCTGGAACAGATTCTCAAAGGCCGATGAAGTTCGGGGAGCGGGCGACGGAGCTGGCTGGATTTGCCTCTTCGCTGCTGGGTTGGCGGCCTGCGGAATTCTGGAACGCGACGCCAGCCGAATTTGCAACGGCCCTCGGTTTGGACGGCCAGCACGGTGAACAGATGGATCGCACGGCGATGGATAGGCTGCGGTTCCGGTTTCCCGATGATCGAGAAAGCTGATGGACGAAGAAATCGAACGGATGGTGATCAGTGTTCGCGCCGACACCGGCGCCTTTGCGCGCGATGTGGCGAGCATGCGGGGCCAGCTCGAAGGCCCGCTGGTGAGCGGTGCGGGCCGAGCGGGACGACTGATCGATTCCGCACTTTCTCGCGCGATCACCAGTGGCAAAATCGGCTTCGATGATTTGAAGAAAGTTGCAATGACGGCGATGTCGGACATCGCGTCCGCATCGCTTCGAGCGCTATTCAGGCCCTCGGGGGGAGGAAGCGTGGGGGCCGGTCTCCTGAATGGCATTGGCGGGTTGATTGCCGGCCTGTTCGGGTCGCCCGGACGGGCAACCGGAGGGCCGGTGAGCGGCGGCCGTCCATATCTGGTGGGCGAACGCGGGCCGGAATTGTTCGTCCCTTCGAACGGCGGCCGCATCGAGGCGTTACCGGGCGCTAGGACGCGCGACGTGCGCGTCGCGATCTCGGTGGTTTTGCCAACGGCAAATGAACCGCAAGCCCTTCGCCAATCGTCGCGGCAAATTGCCCGCGCAGTCCGGTCCGCGCTTCGGAAGGACGTCTGAGTGAATCACTGGTTCACGAGCGCAGATGCGCCGGTCGTCACGACGTGGGTCAAGCGATTCGACCCGCTTCACTGGACGGTGGATTTCCCGCTCGGGACCATTGCGAGCGCGGTCACGACAAGTGACGGTCACGGATTGAGCGTCGAGGCGGAGTTCCTGCGCAAAGGCGACCTGGTCGGCCTGATCTTCGAAAGCGTGGACCGCCACGCGCACGCGGCCCACGCCCGCGAAACCAGCCGGGATTATTCGGGAACGAAGCTGTCGTTCCGCTGGCAATCCATGGGGGCGATGCCGCTCGACGCCATCGACGGGCCGACCTTGACGATCGAGGGGCGGGATTCCGGCGGGAAGGCGCGGAGCTGGTTCGTGCGGCTGTGGAACTACGCCCAGGGCACGTCCGAAGATGCCGTCGTAACCATCGATTTCGATGCGCTCGATGGCGGCTTTTCGCTTCCTGCAGACGCCGACCGGGTCGAGCCCGGCGACATCGACCGCTTGTTCATCAGCATCGTCCCGCCGGATTATGCGGGGGGATCGCAGGAAGTTCGGGCAGTGCCGGCATCGGCAAGCATTACGATCAGCGCTATCGCCTGCACCGGATCCAACAGCGTTCTTTCCGTCAAGGACGCGGTCGTGCCTGAACATTGGGTCCGCATCGCCACTGCATATGACGACATGTACGATCTACCGCCCGAGCGGACGATCGACATGGCGGAACGCCTCGGCTTCCGCGGAACGGTCAATCACTATCTCGGCATGAGCCATTATTTCGCGCTCGACGGGTCAGGTTTGCTGGACTCGAGGCGGACTCTCAATGCGGCGGCTCTGGCGTGGCATCGGGAATTCGCCCGGGCGGCGGCGAACCGCGGATATGCCCTGATCTGGTCGATCTCGTATGAAATCCTCGACATGTTCTGTCCCGTCGCGTGGAAGCAGCGCGCCTTCGATGGACGTGTGGGGCTGACCGCGTGGGATCCGCCGTCGGCGCTCCTCTCGCCCGCAAATTCGGATGCAATCGATTATCTGGGCCGTGTCGCGGCCGAGCTCTCCCGAATCTCCGTCGAGTACGGTCTGGAGCCGCAAATCCAGATTGGTGAGCCGTGGTGGTGGACAATGCCTGACGGTGCGATCTGCCTTTACGACGCCGCTGCAAGGACGGCGTTCGGCGGCAGCCCGGTGGAGATTGCCGACACACGAGCTGAAATGTCAGCGGAACAGCTGGCGCTGCTGGACCAGGCGGGCGACGTACTGGCCAGCTCGACGAAAGCGATCGGCGATGCGGCCAGGGCCGCTGTGCCCGCGACCAAGCTGCTGGCTCTCGCGTACCTGCCTTCCGTGCTCGATCCCCTGGCTCCGGAGCTGAAGCGGGCGAACCTCCCGGCCGCCTGGGCGAAGCCGGCTTTTGAAGTGTTCCAGCTCGAGGATTACGAATGGGTCACGGAGGGACGCACCAGCCGCCGCGCCGCGACCTATGCCGAGATAGAGCAGAGGCTCGGCTACCGTCCCGACGAACAGCATTATTTCTCTGGCTTCGTCGCCGCCGGGGACCAGCGAGCAAGCTGGCGCGAAATCATTTCAGCAGCGGACGAAGCGCGGTCGCGGGGTGTGGCGGAAACGTTCCTGTGGGCGCTCCCGCAAGTAGCGCGCGACGGCCTGACAATTTTTGGAGACAATCCGGTGATCGCATTCGACGACGTTAGCTTTCCGATCGAAATCGGTGCGGAGGCGAGCGTCGCGCCAGCATTCTCGACCAACGTCGTCACAAGTGCCAGCGGCAACGAATTTCGAAACGCGAACTGGCAACAGGCAAGGCTTCGTTTCGATGCAGGCCCCGGGGTGCGAAGCGATTCGGATATCGAGGCCCTCATCGCTTTCTTCAGAGCAAGGCGCGGTGCGGCGGTCGGGTTCCGCTTCCGCGATCCTTATGATTTCAGCTCGAATGGAATGACGGCCAGCCCGACCTGTACCGATCAGCAGATCGGGACCGGGGACGGAACGGCGATCCGGTTCAGCCTGATCAAGACCTATACGGGCGGCGAACAGCGGTTGATCACCAGGCCGGTTGCCGGCTCGGTTCGCGTGGCGGTCGACGGGGCGGAGCAAATTGGCGGCTGGACGCTCGAGCCGATGGGCCAAGTGCTGTTCGAGACTCCGCCTCCGGCGGGGTCGAGAGTGGCTGCGGGATTCCTCTTCGACGTGCCGGTCAGGTTCTCGGAGGACCGGCTAGAAGTGAACCGCGCCACGTTTCAGGCCGGCGAGGCGCCGAGCGTGCCACTTATCGAAATTCGAGAAGGCTGATGACTTCGATCACGCAGGGGCAACTCACGACGCTCGCGTTTTGCTGGCGTCTCGAGAGGCCGGACGGAGCGGGGCTCGCACTGACGAGCGGCGACCGCGATATCGACAAGGATGGCGTCCTCTATCGCTCGACCCCGGGAGTTACTCCAGCCTCCATCGGCCGCAGCGCCGGGCTCGACCCGAACTCAAGCGAAATGGCGGGTGCGCTCACAGCCGATTCCCTTAGCGAGAGCGACCTGGCTCTGGGCCGCTGGAACGGCGCAGCCGTACACCTTCAGGCCATCGACTGGGCGGATGCGCAGGCACAAGGCGTTTCCCTCATTGGCGGCGAACTGGGCGAGATTTCGATCGACGGAAACGCCTTTTCCGCAGAGCTTCTCGGAGCAGCGGCGCGGCTTTCGAAACCTCCTTGCCCGAGCACGTCTCCGGAGTGCCGAGCCGCGTTTGGCGACAAGAAATGCCGGGTCGATCTTGCCGGACGCACCAAGCGGGTAAAAGTGGTCGCGGCCGGCGACAACATGCTCGACCTGGATAGCGAGATCGATGCCAGGTTTCTGTTCGGGCGATTGCGGTACCTTGGCGGAGAGAATTGCGGTCTTGCCACCACAATCCTGGGAGTGGACGGCTCGCAGGTTTCGATACGGGACCGGCCGCGAGCGGCGGTCGTTGCGGGGACCGTCGTCGAAATTCGCGAGGGCTGCGACAAGCGCTTCGAAACCTGCGTCGCGAGGTTCGACAATGCCGTCAACTTCCGCGGCGAGCCTCATCTTCCGGGGACCGACCTGCTGACCCGCTATCCCGGCGCATGATTTCGACGACCGGAGAAATCATCGAGCGCGCGCGATCGCTTGTCGGGACTCCGTTCCAGCCACAAGGGCGAGACCCGCTAACGGGCCTCGATTGCATCGGCGTTGTGCTGTGGTCATTCGCAATCCCGGCAGCATCGGTCCGGCGCAATTACCGACTGCGCGGTTTGCACCGAGCAGAGATCGAAGCCGGCCTGCGACGCTGGTTCAGGCGCGTCGCCGACGAGGGCTGTCCCGGCGACGTCATGTTGTTCGGGATCTCCTCCGACCAGGATCATCTGGCCGTCAACTGCGGAAACAGCTTCGTGCATGCGGACGTGTCTCTCCGGCGGGTTGTCGAAGCTCCGATGCCTGGTCAATGGCCGCTGACCGCGAGGTTTTGCCGCCGAACAGCCGCACAACCGGAATAGATCATGGCCACACTCGTTTTAAACACCGTCGGCACAATGCTCGGGGGGCCGATTGGCGGCGCCATTGGCAGCCTCGTCGGACAAACCATCGACCAGCAGCTGTTCGGCCCCGGCGCACGGCACGGGCCAAGGCTCGGCGAGCTTGCCGTCCAGACCTCGAGCTACGGAAGCGCTATCCCGAAAATCTTCGGCACGATGCGGGTCGCCGGGACGATCGTCTGGGCCACGGATCTCCAGGAACACGCCGACACGCAATCGGCCAAGGGCCAGCCGGACACGGTCACGTATTCTTATTCGGCAAGCTTTGCGGTTGCGCTGTCGGCGCGAGCCATCGCACAAGTCGGACGAATCTGGGCGGACGGAAAGCTGATCCGGGACTCCTCCGGCCAATTCGGTGTATCGACGGATTTCCGCTGTTACGAAGGTTCAGAGGACCAGCAGCCA